CAAGATGTTCCATTCATCATTGAAATGGATTAACCATTCCCATTTCGTGATTCCATTTTGGAAATAAAGAAAACCGAAGCATTCCGAAAAATATATAAACTGGACAAACGTATTCGTTTGATTCGTGGTGGTTCGGCAGCGGGAAAAACAATTTGCATTCTTACCATAATGATCAACGAGTGCATGAAACCCAATAAAGGGTATGAAATGTCCGTTGTGGCTGCGACATATCCAATGCTAAAAAGGGGGCCGGTAAGGGACTTCAAATTGATTATGAAGGCACTTGGAAGGTGGCGTGATGCACGTTGGAATCAAACGACACTTAAATACACATTCACAACCGGATCAACCATTGAATTCTTTTCAAATGAAAATCCGGATCGAACGAGGGGTGCGCGTCGCAGTCATTTGTTTGTGAACGAATGTAATGTTGGTATTGACTTCGAATCATTCAATCAAATGTTGATTCGTACAAGTGAAATTTGTTGGTTGGATTACAACCCTTCACAATTGTTTTGGGCGGATCGTGAACTTGTTCCAAGGGATGACGTGGATTTCATTACGGTCACATACAAAGACAATGACACACTTCCACAATCAATTCTTGATGAATTTAATATTGCAAGGGAAAAGGCAAAAACATCTGAATACTGGCGAAACTTCGTCAATGTTTATTTGGAAGGTCGTGTCGGAAGATTGTCCGATGTGGTCATTCCGGACTGGTTAGAAATACCAAAACTTCCCGAAGATTCAAGGCTTCTTTGTTATGGACTTGACTGGGGGTACTCGATCGACCAAACAAGTTGTGTGGCATTGTACAAGCATGACGATGCTTATATCTTCGACGAAGTGTTGTATCAAAAAGGAATGCTTAATTCCAACATTTCACAATATTTAGAAAACAACAATATCAAGGGTCAGTTGTGGGCGGATTCCGCTGAACCAAAATCCATTGCCGAATTGCAATCGTATGGTCACACAATCAACCCGGTCACAAAGGGACGTGATTCAATAATCTACGGCATCAACTTAATAAACCAAAACAAAATCTTCGTCACATCAAGATCAAAGAACCTTATTTCTGAACTGAATGGATATGTATGGGCAACTGACAAGAAGGGAAACAAGATACAGAAACCAAATCCATTGAGTGGTGATCACGCAATCGATGCCGCACGGTACGCATTAATGATGCAACTGGAAAACCCGAACAAAGGGAAATATTTTGTTTATTAAAAATAATTATTAAAAAATTTGGTTAATAAAATAAATGTTGTATCTTTGATATATCAAAAACAATAAAACACATGACAACAATTAATGACATCAAAAACGCAAGACCAAATAAAGACCTTATTTTCTTGAGAAGGGATTTGGAAAAATTGCTTGAAAATTGTAGAACAATCAAAGAATTTGATAAATATCAAAACATGATAAATATCATTGACGACAAATTCAAACATTAAACACACGGGGGATTCGTCCCCCTTTTAATATGAACACATTTACATTTGAAATTTTTGATTACGAAGGGGAGTATTACGAAGTTTTTACTGACCCCGGAAAAGAAGTCCTTATCATTCAAGAATCGGACGGATATGATGTCAGCTTGTTTACTGAAATTTACGACGGTGAACGAGTGCATCACGAAGAAGTCAAAACCGAATTAAGTTTCGAAGACTTTACACACAAATACATTTGCGAACATAAATAATTTAAAATGGAAAATAATCAAGTCGAATGGATAATGGTCAAGAAGGCCACATCCAAAGAAAATCGAATGTCCGTGCTTAAAATATTCGGATATGCAGCACTTATGTTGATCGGAAGTTTTTGCTTCATGGTATTAATATTCGAATTAATGGTTTGGTTTTGGGAATCAACATTGATTGAAGAACTTGCAAAACTTATTCGATAATGATTGATTACTGGAAGGTTTTGGATACGTGTTGGAAGAACGACATCTTTGTTATTCAGAAACCCACAAACATCGGAATGGTCAAAGGGGGACACAAGGTCAAATTAAATTTGGAAATCAATGGAAGAATTATTAAATTCGGAACAATGGAATTCCGACAGAACACAAAAGAACTGAATGACAAGATTGAAGAAATATACCGATCCCGATATGAATTAATTATTTAGTTTCTCTTTTTTTATTTGTTTTTGGTTGAATTTGGCTGCGGAAACGTGGCCATTTTCTTTTTATACACATTCGACACAAATTTATTATATAAGTATGAAAGTAAAGATCAACGTCCCGGAAGATTTAAGTGAAATCACATTGGGACAATACATGAAGTTTTTGAAACTGGATTTCGATGAAAACACAAGGAATTCATTTGCACTTCAAAAAATGGTTGAAATATTTTGCAACGCAAATCTGAAGGATATTGCTGACATTCGTTTTTCGGACATTACAAGCATCACAAGTCACCTTCAAGACATATTCAACCAAGAATGTAAAATGATCCCGCAAATCGTCTTAAATGGCGTTAAATACGGTTTCATTCCAAACCTTGACGATTTAAGTCTTGGGGAATACATCGATTTGGATAATTACTTCCACGATTGGGATTCAATGGACAAGGCAATGTCTGTCTTATATCGACCCATTAAATATTCAAAAAATGGTAAATACATCCTTGAAGATTACGAAGGAACTGACAATCACATGGAAATGCGAAACCTTCCTTTGAATGTTGTCATGGGTGCTAAGGTTTTTTTTTACCATTTAGGAATCGAATTGTTGAATCTTATCCCGAGTTATTTGGTAACGGCGGACATGACGGATCAGCAGCAGCAAATTTTGGAACAAAATGGGGCTGGTATTCAAGCCTTTACGGACTTAGTTCGGGGGACGTTACCCGGTTTGACGAAGTGACAAAATTAAACGTTCACAAGTGCTTGATGTATTTGGCATTCGAAAAAGAAAAAACGGAACTGGAAAGAAAAATGATAAATAAAAAATGAAACAAGTCTACGAAGTAACGACAAAAATCAAAGACCAACTTGAAGGCGAACCATTCATCAACACGGTGACATTCGGTTCGCTTAATGATGTTGATCTTGACAAGCAGTCAATTTTTCCACTTGGACACTTGACAATCAATTCCACAAGTGTGGCCACAAATGTTTTCCGTTTCAATATGTCAATCCTTGTCATGGACATCGTGGACATATCAAAAGAAGAAACAACCGACACATTCACCGGGAATGATAACGAACAAGACGTTCTTAATACAACACTTGCAGTTTTGTCCCGTGTGCTTAATATAATGCAAAGGGGTGACTTATATACTCAAAAATATCAAATCGAAGACGTGGTGTCTTGTGAACCATTTGTCGATTGATTCGAAAACAAACTTGCGGGATGGGCGGCGACATTTGATGTTGTTGTACAAAACGACATGACGACTTGCTAATGGATTTTCAAAGAACAAAACAAGCACTTGAATTGTTTGCCAAGGCGGTGAAGCTGAAGGCACGTAAAAACTTGAAGAAGGAAAAACAAATTTCTTCGGGTAAGTTGTATGAATCGATTGACTACAAATTGGGTGTGGTTGAAACCAAATCAAAAACATTGTACTTCAATCTTGAATTTTATATGGAAGATTACGGGACATTCATAGACTTGGGTGTCAAGGGTTCGAAATCAACATATCCTGAATCAAGAAATTCCCCTTATAAGTATTCGGGACGTTTTAAAATGATTGATCCCACGTCACTTGACAAATGGCTTGTTCGTAAAAAATTAGCACCACGTGACGAAGCTGGACGTTTTATTGAACGTAAAAATTTGAAATATATGATTGCGACAAGTATTTATCGTAAGGGTTTAAAAGGCTCACGATTTTTCACGGGTGCATTCGAAGAAGAATTTAAAAACATTGATAAACAAGTTCAAGAAGCATTTGGTCTTGATGTCAATGATTTATTAATCAAAACACAAGTCGTTTAAAATGGCAACAAAAATCAACGTAAGATCACCGTTTTACTTAAACTTGGATGAACCGACCGTTCCACTTCCAACGTTTACGTGTGGGGTCGCAAACATCTTAAATTTATCCATTGACCAACAAGGACAAATCAACACACCAACATTGGCTTATGGGGTCATTGATTCAATCACTTCAACGGACGGTGATTTCAGCAATGGTAAATTCGCAACGGTATCAACTGCGACTGCAAGAACGCTGACAATACGAATATTAATTCCAACGGGATTTGCAAATATTGAAGACGCTTACATTGATTGTGACCAAACCGTCACACAACCGGCACTTATCACAAGTCAACCAACACCGTCTGACCCACCAGTTTCTTGTAGTGGTGGCCCGACAACATCGGGAAGCATTCCTTCACAATCATTAGATGCCGACGGTGATTCCGTGTCAATCGACTTGACATCTTATTTCACGGCTGGAAGTGATCCGATTGCTGGATATAATATTTATAATCCTTCAGCGGTTGTCAATGCTTCAGTAAATGGCAACACCCTTATATTGTCTTCAAATGCAGTTGGTGGATCAACCACGGTTTATGTTTCGGCATACGACAACGGTTCGAACACTTGTACTGCGACACAAGGCGTAAGTGTAACGGTAACACAAGACGAAAACTTCGCTTGTATAAACAACGGAATCGACGCATTAAGTGGTGGGTCAATTGCCCAAGACGGAACAATCACAAATCCAAATTCAACGGCAACAATAACTGCAATCAAAGAAACATCCGGTGGTTCATCAATTTCATCTTATCCAGCAAACAATACTGGAAGCGATCGAAGTGTGACATTGTATTTTGATTTAACCGCTCCGGCTGGATATGGAAACGCGGGATCAACAATTGAATGTTCGAAGACATTTACACAACCAGCGGGGAATCCGGAATTCACTTGTGCAATTGCAAATTTGAGTGGACAACAAATTTCAACCAAGGGTTCAGTAAGTGTTGGAACTTCACAGTTTGGAACAATTTCAGATTGGTCACCGAAATCATTTTCGGAAGTATCAAGCGACACACCAAGAAGTGTGACATTTACCGTTGATGTCCCAAGTGGATATTCTAATTCGGGAACGATCAGTTGTACAAAAACAATCACACAACCCGCTGCGGTTGCCCTTTGTGGATCAAATGAATTTTATATAAGTACCGGATTGAGTACACCCGGAAGTTTTTGTGACGGGACATATTACGTTTCTTCAGCGATTACAAGCACGGGAAGTCTTTTTGGACTTGGAAGTGTTGTGTGTAAAAATGGGACTGCATTCAACGGTGGGAATCGATATTATGCGGTTGCAGTAAGTCGTGTGAATGTCGGCCCGAATTACGGTAAGTTTATCATTTGGCAAATTGATTCAAATGGAGTAATCCAAGACGTTCTTGAATCCAATTGTGGAAACACCACGGTCGGTAAGTCGGTAAGTTTATAAAAATAAAAAAATGGCACTAGGAAGCGTAAATTTAAAATTATATGTTTATTCGGGAACTGAAGGTTCTTATTTAGACACGGACTTAAAATACACATTAAATAAGAATATCATAAGCGGCCAACAAAACATTGTCCTTGAAATTGCTGAACTTGTTCGTGATTATTTAGACATTTCATTTGACGGGACATACACATCAAGTGCAAAATGGGTTGCTGCGGTTGTGACATATTTCGACACCGAAGGAAAACAATATACTTATTCAAATCCCGAAACATTTAATTTTATCGCATTGGATGGATATGGGTATTTTGAAGAAGGAATCAACCCCGAATTGCAACGTGATGTTCTTATCAGTTCGACCAATATTTATTTGCCCGAAGATACCGCTGGAAAACTTCCAATATTTGCTGAAGAAGTAGGCAAGGTAACAATTGATTCAAGTGATACAGAAATCACCGACAATGGTAATTCAAATCAAAAGATTCAATACATTACAATTCCAGCCAATACATCCACAATCCAAGTTTATGGAACGGACGACACAACCTTATTAAAAACAATCACCGTCCACAATATATGTGAACCAAAATACACACCTTACAAAGTGGTTTTTCAAAACAAATTGGGCGCACTTCAAGATTTGTATTTCTTTAAAAAGACAACCGAATCATTCAATGTGACGGATGAATTATTCAAAAGAAATATAATCAATTCAGCTTCAGTAAGTTACGCATTGAACGACACACAAAATCAAAGATACAACGTCAATGCAAAAACAAGATTGACCTTAAATACTGGATTCATCAAAGAAGACATGAATAAAACAATCGAAGAATTGTTCTTGACAGAAAACGCTTGGATTGATTACGAAGGAAATATCCTTCCAATTATTCCAGTATCTAAGGCAATGACATTCAAGACATCGCTCAATGACCGTTTAACCGATTACACAATTGATTTCGAATTTGGATTCGATAAGATTAACAACATCCGATAAATGCTTCAAATACAATTATATATTGAAAATGATCAAGGAGTTCTTGAAGAAGTCGAATTGTACAAAGACGAATCAATCACCCTTACTCAATCGATTCAAGACATAAGGGACATCGAAAAGGTGTTCACGGATTATTCGAAGACATTCAATGTTCCGGCATCAAAAACAAACAACAAATTCTTCAAACATTTTTATAATTATTTCATTGAAGGATTTGACGCAAGGACAAAAAGGAAGGCACAATTGTTTCTTAATTACAAGCCGTTTAAGAAAGGAAAAATAAAACTTGAAGGCGTACAACTAAAAAACAACGAACCGCACACATACAAGCTGACATTCTTCGGAAACACGGTCACGTTAAAAGACTTGATTGGTGAAGATAAACTTGGAAACCTTACTCACTTAGATTCATTCAGTTTTAAATACAACGACACAAACATTGAATCTTATATGACCGACGGACTTGATGGGTCTGTGGGAAGTGAAGAAATTCTTGACGGTGTTATAATTCCACTTATCACACACACCAGTCGTTTGATTTACGATTCGTCTGACACGACTGCGGGAACAAATAATCTTTACTACAACATAAGCGACACAAATGTGCATGGGGTTAATTTTAACCAATTAAAACCCGCCCTTCGTGTTTACGCAATAATCAAGGCAATTGAAAAGAAATACGAAATTGAATTTTCGGAAGACTTCTTCAGTAAAACAAATCCAACATTTTACAATTTGTATATGTGGCTTCATGCAAAAGAAGGATCATTGCTTGATGACCAAGACGCACAATATACGGTAAAAGGTTTCACAAACATTCGTGGTGATATTGGAAGCATTACCGGAATGCACGATTCTTATTTTGACAACACATTTGATGAATCGAAAAACAAAAGAACGATTCGTGTAAAAGTCACACCTTCTTCAAATGATGAATATACACTTGTAATAAAACAAAACGGTGAAGAATTTAAAAAGTTTTCGGGACTTACCGGAACAACAACCAACGGTGCGACAACTGACATTCCCGAAGTTGAAATCACAAATGGGGACTACACATTTTTCATTGAAGTCGAAAACGCTGCGACATATACGGTTGACATCACAATCATAAACAACCCGGATTCATTTTTTAGAAGTGAAAAAGAAATCACATTCACGGGAACAACCGAAACATTCATTGATCAAAACATAAACATATCGTCAAATCTTCCCAAGATGAAAACCTTGGATTTCTTGTCCGGGATTTTCAAGATGTTCAATTTGACTTCTTATGTCGACGATGACGACACAATTGTTGTAAAAACACTTGATTCATATTATCAGTCCTCGACAAACACATGGGACATCACAAAATATTTAGACAAAGAAGAAACGGTCGTTGATTCAGTTATTCCTTATCGTCAAGTGAATCTTGGGTACAAGGGTGGTGAAACATTCCTTGCAAAGAATCACGAAAACCTTGCGAATAAAAAATGGGGAACATTAGAATATGCAGCAACTGAAAAATTTGAAGGTGAAGCATACAACATTGAACTTCCGTTTGAACACATGAAGTTTGAACGCTTGTACGATGTTGACACCGGAAATGAAACACCAATTCAATGGGGTTGGTCAGTAGATTCAAAACAAGAATCCACAATCGGTGAACCGCTTCTTTTTTATACACAACCAATGATTGGAACAATTGCAGCGGTTAATCTTGCGGGAAATCGTGTCAATATCGGTGCGCCGTTTGTTCCTTCAAATTCATTACAACTGACAAACTTATTTGGAAGCCAATCACAATCATTGAACTTCCATACTGAATTCGATGAATATACTGGTGTTCCAAACGAAACAACATTATTTCAAACGTATTACAAGGATTACATTAAGGAATTGTTTGACGTAAGAAAACGATTGAGTTTTGTGTCGGCTTATTTACCGATGTCGATTGTTGAGAGATTAACACTTGCGGACAAGATTATTGTTTTTGACAAATTATATCGAATCAATAAAATCACGACAAATTTCGAAACCAATAAATCGGAATTGGAATTGTCCAATATTCTTGAAGAAAAAGTTTACGAAACAAGTGTTTTCTCAGTTGAGGTTGATATATCAAGTGATTTAATCACCGCCGACATGACAACTTATTTTGCAGATATGGGTGTATTAACTGCGGACGGTTTCTTATTGCCGCCGGAAACAACTGAAGTTCCAAACACAGTTGATTCAAATACGGTTACACCAACAACAACTGAACCTTGTGTGGTTACTGCGGCAACAATAACCGGAACGAATGGCGTTCCCGATTGTGACAATTTGAAGTTCTATGGAACAATTGGTGTCGCTGGAAAAATATGTGATCAGTCAAATATTGACGAATATGGATTCCTTTTATCGACAACCGAATCTTATTTGACGGCAAGTGATAACATCGATACATTAAAGGCGGATTCAAACATCCAAGTTGTACAAGTGGTCAAACAAACTGGTGCGCCTTCATTGTCATCCGGTGAAAAAGTAACAACAAAAACTGGACTTACCGATCCAACAACATATTACGCGAGATTCTACGTCCGTACAAACACAAGTGATTTACACGCATTTGCGGATGTTATTTCTGACGTATTTACAGAAACCACAACTTGCACCGATTCCGCTGAAATTGCAACTTCAGTCAAATTTGCTGGTGCGGGTACAACAAGCGGTTATTTGACACAACCTTCATTGAGTGAAATTATAATAAATGGATATGATTTCTGTGGATTAACGGAAGACGTTCAAATAATTTATCACAATGGTGATGGTGATTATCCGGTTGTTGGCGATAAAATTAAATATTTACAATCCAACGATTATACTGGTGGAATCAATTCCTTGCCTTATTCATATACAACAAATGATTTTGGTGCGTTTGCAGTTGCCGACAATAACACACTTGTAAACGGTCAAGGTGATATTTTCCAATATATTGTATTTAAAATTTCAACGGCTGAAGTTGTTGACGTAATTAATTGCACATGATAGACAACATTTTAAATTTATTACAACTGGCAAAATCCGAAGGTTGGGAAGGTGAATACATCGACACCGCCCTTGGGAAAAACAAGTTACCCCAAACGCTAAAAGAAGCAATAAAACAAATAAGACATGAAACAAGTTGAAATCGAACTAATTGCCAAGGCTGACAAGGCCATTGCTGAAGTCCAAGAACTGAAGAAGGAACTTGAAGCATCCCGCAAGGCAACCGAAGAAATAAACGAAACTGGCAAAAAGGGATTTTCGGGATTAAGTAAATCCGTGAAGAATCTTCAAAAAGGTGTTGCGGGAATCAAGAAGGGATTCGGTGTTGCTGGTGTGGCCGTCAAAGGTTTCATGTTGGCATTGGGTGCGGGTATATTTAAAACATTCGTTGACATCGCAAAACAAAATCAAGTTGTCGTCGATGCACTTGCAATCGCATTTGGAACGATTTCTTCAGTTGTCAATCAAGTTGTGGATGGTTTTACGAATGCTTATAAGTCAGTTCAAGACGCAACGGGTGGTTTTGATGCACTTGGTAAGGTCTTGAAAAACGTCGTTCTTATTCCGGTGAATCTTATCAAGACGGAATTTTTTGCAATTCAAAAGGCATTATTGACCGCACAAGCGGCATGGGAAATGTCATTTCTTGGTGGCAAAGACCCGGAAAAACTTGCGGAATTAAACACCAAACTTGAAGAAGTTGACGCCAACCTTAAAAACGCAGCGGGATCACTTGTCGATAATGTCAAGAATATTGGCGAAGGATTTGGCGAAGCAATTAACGAAGTCACAACATTTGGTAAGGCTGCAATCGATAACATAAAAGAAATCGATGTTGCACAAACATTGTCAAATCAACAACGCATTCAAGATTTAAGAAATGAAGCGAGGTTGGCCATTGCAGAAAACGACAAACTTCAGTTTGAATACCAACTTGCAGCGGAACGACAAAGACAACTTCGTGACGACGTAACGGCATCAATTGAAGATCGTACCGAAGCAAACAACAAACTTGGTGAAGTATTAAAAGAACAATTTGCACTTCAAGAAGCCAACGCCTTAAAATTACTCGAATTAAGACAATTGGAACTTGCGGCAAATCCAAAATCAATTGAAGCAAAAGAAGCACTTATTGAAGCTGAAAAGAATCTTGCAGACGTAAGGGAAAACATTGCCGGGTTTGAATCTGAACAAAGGGTCAATGCCGAAGCATTAGAACTTGAAGCGATTGAACTTATCAATTCCAAGAAGGAAGCTGAAAACGCACGTCTTATTGCAAAGAAACAATTCAATGCGGAAGAAATTGACGACGAACTTCTTAAACTTGAAAAATTAAAAGAAATCGCACTTCAAGAAAAAGAAATCGAAGAACAACGTCTTCAAGAACAAATCGATCGTCTTGGCATTGGAACACAAGCACGTCAAGATGCTGAACAACAATTGCTGGATTTCCAACAAGAAAAGGAACTTCAAATCCGTGAACTTGATAATCAGTCACAAGCAATAAAAGACAAAAACGCCAAAGACGAAAAGGTTCGTGATCAAGCGGTCGCACAAGCGAAACTTCAAGCGGGATCGGCAGCGATTGGCGCACTTATGGGATTGGTTGATGAATCGAGTAAAGGATATAAAATGTTGGCAGCCGGTCAAGCCGTGATTGATGCTTATTCGGCAATTCAATCAACATTGGCCGCCGCATCCGCCAACCCCGCAAACATCTTATTCCCCGGATATCCATTCATTCAAGCTGGTATCATTGGAGCAGCGGCATTTGCAAATGTCAAAAAGATATTATCAACTGACCCAAAGAAACCTTCACCAGCGGCATCACCAAGGGGAGCAGCGACACCACCGGCATTTAACGTTGTGGGTGCATCACCGGAAAACCAACTTGCGGAAGTATTGGGCGATCAACAAAAACAACCCGTCAAGGCGTATGTTGTTTCTGACGAAGTTACAAATGCCCAAGCGATGGATCGTAAGATTGTCAAGGGTGCATCAATTGGATAACAAAATCGACAAAAAAATATTATATTAATATGGATATCATTGAACTTTTTATCGACGACGAAGACGAAGTGTCGGGAATCGATGCAATAAGTGTTGTCGAAAACCCAGCAATTGAAGAAGACTTCATTGCATTAAAAAACCAAGAATTTAATCTTGCCGAAGTTGACAAGGAAAAACGCATCTTAATGGGTGCGGCACTTATTCCAAATAAACCCATTTACCGACGTTCGGGTGAAAATGAGTATTATATATACTTCAGCCGTGAAACGGTCAGAAAGGCGTCTGAATTGTTTTTTATACGTGGCAATCAATCCCGTTCGACACTTGAACATGATATTCCGTTGAACGGACTTACCGTTGTGGAATCTTGGATCGTAGAATCCGAACAAGATAAATCACGTCAATACAATATGAATGTTCCGGTCGGAACGTGGATGGTTTCCATGAAGGTTTTAAACGAAGACATTTGGGAAAATTACGTCAAGACTGGCAAGGTAAAAGGATTTTCAATTGAAGCATATTTCACCGACAAAATGGAACGTCCAAAAGACAAGACAATCACGGATGAACTTTCAGCAATTGAAGAAGAAGAACGTCAATATATTTTGTCACAAATACGTGCAATCATAAAAAAAGACGGACGCACAAAATCCGGGAAGAAGATTGAAATGGAATCTTATTCAGATTATCCGGATGCGGTCAAAAATAATGCACAACGTGGAATTGACTTAAATAAAAAGGCAAACAACAAGTGTGCGACACAAGTTGGAAAAATACGCGCCCGTCAATTAAGTCAAGGAAAACCAATTTCCAAAGAAACGCTTGTTCGAATGTTTTCATATTTAAGTCGCGCACAAGAATATTACGACGAAGGCGACACACAAGCGTGTGGAACGATTTCATATTTATTGTGGGGTGGAAAGGCTGGTCTTCGATGGGCGACATCAAAAATGCGTGAATTGGATTTATTATCTGAAGAATTAAAAGAACCTTGTCAAAAAGGATATGAAATGATTGGTTTTAAAATGAAGAACGGACGTCGTGTCCCTAATTGTGTCCCCGAAGAATAATGTCAACAACATTCAACACATCTTACAAAGTACACGTACAACACACGGATCAAGCCGAAGTTGATGCGGTCAATATCGAAGACGGTGCAATGCTTCACACAACCGATGCGTTGTATATGGGTCACAATGGTCAAAATGTTATTGTTTATCCACAAGGTGGTGTGACATCACTTGGTTGGGCGAGATATGATGACACATTTTACGACGGTTCGGATGACGATCATAAATTAATTTTGAGTGACGGTGTCGAAGTTACACTTCCAAACAACGGCGGAACGGTTTATCGTTCACATTCATCAATTGATTTTTACGACACATCGACAAACAAAATTGTTGGAATAAACGAAAATGATGTTTATCAAATGACCGTTGTATTCAAGAAGTCAGCCGCAAACGCAAATCAAACACACATTGATTTTAGATTGACTGGTGCGGACGATTACGATCGAATCAATATGGCACTTGGATTTTACAAGGGAAACGATGAAACCCAAAATCAACACATCATGTTTCAATATTATATTGATGCGAATGCGTTGGCAAATGGATTGACGCCAAAAATACAAGCAGACGGTGGCTCGGCAAAAGTATGGGATATCATTTATTTTATACAAAGAACCCAAAACGCAAGTTTATCATGAGTAGATATCAAGTTCCACAAGACAATCGTCGCGCTTGTTTATGCCGTGACGGAAGTTATTCAACCAAATGTTGCAATGCAGACGATTATTTTGCACAAGGTATTGGAAGCATCCACAAGGGTGAAACCGATTCCGCGGGTACAATTATCGAAGTTGATACGACACGAACAATCACAAGGTCAAACGGTTAAAAATACAACAAAACAAATCCTTAATTATTATTAATATATGAATTCAAACGATATGATAAATCAAATCAAGACGTTGCTTGGCATGGAAACAAAACTTGCACAAGCAAAACTGGAAAACGGTACGGTCATTGAGGCCGAAGAAATGGCTGAAGGAAACGAAGTTTTCATCGTGACCGAAGAAGAACGAATTGCAATGCCGGTTGGTGAATACCAACTTGAAGACGGATCAGTTTTGATCGTTGAAGAAGAAGGAATCATTGCATCCGTTGGTGCGGCTGAAGAAGCACCGGAAGAAGAAGTTGAAGCATCTGAAGAAGTTGCTGAAGAAATTTCTGAAGAATTATCTGAAGAATCAACTGAAGAAGTTGAACTTGAAGAAAAAGAAGAAATGGGGTACGCGACAAAAGAAGAACTTGCCGAAGTAAAAGACATGATTGAAGAAATCAAGGCAATGATCAAGGACAAGGAAGAAATGTCGGAAGAACCACAAGAAGAAGTAAAAGAAGAATTGTCAGCAGTTGAAAAGGTTACACACAACCCCGAAACTGAAGAAAAGAAAATCAATTTCTTATATGGTCAATCACGTCCACAAAATACAATGGATCGCGTGATGGCAAAAATTTCACAAATCAAAAAATAAATCTTAAAATCAATCAATAACTAGTTATGGCTACATCTACATCAATCACGACTTCTTATAATGGCGAGTTTGCCGGTGAGTACATCGCGGCTGCCTTATTAAGTGGTTCAACAATTGAAAACGGTTTAATCACCGTTAAACCAAACGTGAAGCACAAAGAAGTGCTTAAAAAAGTAAGCACCGACGGAATCTTAAAAGATGCGTCTTGTGATTTTACTGCGACATCAACATTGACATTGACTGAACGTGTTCTTAATCCAAAAGAACTTCAAGTCAACCTTCAATTGTGTAAAAAAGATTTCCGTGGTGACTGGGAAGCAATTCAAATGGGAATGAGCGCTCACGATACACTTCCACCTTCATTTGCTGACTTCTTAATCGGACACGTTGCAGCAAAAGTTGCTCAAAAGATCGAACAAAACATTTGGGTTGGTGACGAATCAAATTCGGGTGAATTCAACGGTTTCAGCGAAATCATTGCTGGTGACGCAAACCTTCCAGCGGCACAAGAAATTGCTGGTACAACCGTAACGGCTTCAAACGTTATCGCTCAATTAGGAAGCATTGTGGATGCAATTCCTTCAACATTATATGGAAGTGAAGACCTTTACATCTACGTTTCACAAAACATCGCCCGTGCTTATGTACGTGCATTAGGTGGATTTAGTGTTGCGGCTACTTCAAATTCCGGGGTTGGCGCACAAGGAACACAATGGTGGAACGGTGGTGCATTATCATTCGACGGTGTGAAAATCGCAGTTGCCAATGGTCTTGCAGACAACACGGCAATGGCCGCTGAAAAATCAAACTTATTCTTCGGAACTGGTTTGTTAAGCGACCACAACTTGGTGAAAGTTCTTGACATGGCTGACCTTGACGGTTCTGAC